GGAAGATTTGCGACCGAGCCAGAAACCTTTTTCGCAGACTCCTGCGCCATGCCTGCGGAAATCATGAGCGTCTCCGCCGCCTCGGCTGTAAGGTCGCCGGCGCGCAAATTTTCCAAGATTGAAAGGACGGCCGCAATCTGCGCACCGTTCAGCGGCACGAGTTCCGCCGACACGTCTGGGAATGACTCGACGCCCGAGATGACTGCGTCGTCTGGGATGCCGGTTGTCTCGGTTGCCGTGACGCTCGAAGCCTGCGCCTCGGCTGCGCTTGCGCCCACCGCGTCGCCTGCTGCGGCTGCGGCTGCTGGCGTGCTCGGGAGTGAGGTCGTCGTAAGGCGAATCGCCGTCTCCGGCACGCCGTATTTGACCGCGAGTTCCTTCACAAATCCGGCCTCGATTGCGATCTGTTCGAGCCGCGAGAAAGCGTCCGTGCCTTCCTCGGCTGCGATCTCTTGAAGCGACTTCGCGCCTTGGCGGTTCTCATTCATGTTCGCTGCGGACTCACGGCCAACGTCGATTGAGAGCTTCGCAGGGAAACGCCACTCGCCCTTGGTCGCTCGGCGCAGAGCTTGAACCATTGTCTCGCCCGCGAGAAGCGGAGGCGGAGGAATCTCGCCGCGTGCGATGGCGTCGAGAATCACGGCGTCCTTGATCGGGTCCAAAACCTTGTCGGTCAGCACGCCCTGCTTGTTCGTGAACACTCGGTCGGCCGCAGCGAACTCTGCGCGGACGCTCGGCCCTTTGTATTCCTGCGTCCCGAACAACACTCCCTCGGGCACGCCCACGCCGAGCGCGATCTCGTGCATGAGATGTTGCACGAATCCGGTGAAGGCCTGCGACGGACGCGACGGCATGACTTCCACGCGGTCGCTGTTCTGGAAATATCGAATCATGCCGACCTCGGTCAGCTCGTTCTTCTGCGTCTGACCGCTCGGCAAGTTCGCCGCAGGGTTTGGCTGGAAAAGGTTGCGCGGGTTCGCGACGCCTCGGTCGTTGAAGATCAGCGCCGCCTGCTGCGACGAGAAGCGAACGCCGGCCTTTTCCGCCTGTAAGATTTCGTGCAGCATCCGCGCTGTTTGAATCGCGCTGTGCAGGTCGGTGACGCCCCGGTATTGATCGACGCGGAACGGGTCGAAGTAGTGGCAAAACTGATTCGCCGGAATGTCCTCGGCTCCGAAGTAAACGCCGTTCCGGTCCACGCGGAAAATCCTGTAAGCGACCGGCTGGCCGAAGTCGTTCGTCACGACGCCTTGAAAGTAATTGTTCGAGGCGACGGCTGACTCGTTCGGATTGCCGATGCGGGTTGCCGGCACGAGCTGGAGCTTTAGCCCTTCGCCGCTGCGCCGAATCACGAAACCGCAATCGCCGTCAATCGGTCGTTCCTCGGCCGCGAGCTGCACGAGCTTCTTGAACGAGTGCCGATTCGTCACGTCGCAGTTTTTGCACCACGCGTGGAAGTAGTCGTCAATCACGCGGTTGTAATCGCGGTCGCCGGTCGTCGGTGAATACTCGTGCGGCGTCAGGTAAAGTCCAAACTTGCGCGAGATTTCCCGAGCCTCGGGAAAGTTGTCCACCAAGTCACGCGCCTCATACATCATGACCACCCGGTCCCGCTGATTCTGCGAACTTTCGGCCGGCTGAGTGTATTGCTTCGGCGTGTAAAGGCGATTGGTCCGCGCCGCGTTATACTCAAACAGCGACTTCGCGACGCGAGCCTCCAAACGCTTGAGCGCCCACGTCGGCGCGATGTTCTCCAGCGCACGATCTATCCAAGGTTTTTGCGCGACCAGTTTTGACGCGTCGAAGAAATCGGTGCTCATGTCAGTTGCCGTTGAAGCTCACGAAGGTCGTATCGGTTGACGTTCCGGCTGCGTCGGTCAAGGCGTCTTGCAAGTTGCCGAGCATGTTGTTCAGCGCGTTTAGGTCCGCCCGGCTCACGCTCTTGCCGTTGAGCGAGTAGCTTTGGTTCAGGAGCACGGCCTGAATCGCGTCAATCGTCTTGGTTTTCAGCGCCGTCAGCGTCGCGGTGTCCAGTCCGAGAAATGGGTTGTCGAGCATACCAAGGCTCGAAACGTCAAACCGGCCTTATTCCTTCGGCGCTGCGTAGCGAATCACGTTCGCGATCGTTGCCATGCAGAGCAGCATCGCCGAGGTGTCGAGACCGTGATTCGGCGCGTTGCTCTTCACCTCGCGCCACTCCCAGACGCCGGTGCGAATCTCGACTTTCGATTCGCCCTTGAGGTGTTCTAGGTAGAGCGGATTCACGTCCTTCGGCAAAAGCCATTTCAAATCGCCCTTGGCTTCCAGCGCGTTCGCGAGCAAGTCTTTGAAATAGTCGCCGCTCCAGTCGTAATAAAACACGTCTCCGCCCCGGTAGTCGCTCACTCGTGGCTCCGAGAACGGGAAGTTAATCAGCTTGTCGGTCGCCTCGTCCCTCATCGTCCAAGTCTTGCGAGCGTGCCCGCGCATCCCTCGCCAGCCGAAGTCCGCGCAATCGCGGTCAACGTCGGCGGGGCGGTAGCCGCGATCTTGAGCAACGCATGAATCCTGCACCTTGTAACGATGCTGAATGTGGCGCAGTTGGTCCCTCGTCTCGACGCGCCCGAAATAGAGCTGGCGGTAGGTCGGACCGGTCGCCGAGCTGAAAGCGCCGATCTCGACCCACCAGTGGTCTTGCTGGCGGTCGATTGCCATGAAGCGGATGACCTCTCCGTCAATAGCCTCGCCGTTGCTGAACTGAGCGACGGTGTAGTCGCTGGCCTGAACAAAAAGGTTCACGACCTTCTTCTCGACAATCCACGGCCTCGCCTCGCGCTTGGTCTTGAATTCGATCTTCATTTTGTCGTCACCTTGGCGCACGAAATGGTTGTCCGCCTCGCAGAATTCTTCGACCAGCAAGCGCATCGGCCGGCTGACGAGCGACTCGACGCGGAAGCTCTGAATCTCCGCCGGCGCTGCCTCGTTCAGCGGAACGAACCGCCCGGCCCGCTTCCAGCCGGTGCGCGTTGTGTCGGTGTCCGGCGACTCGTGGCCGCAATGTGGGCAACGAAATCGACACGACTCGACGGCCCGCGCAACGTCCCAAGTCTCGTCATCGCGCCGTGCCGCCGCGTCCCAGACCACGCCGCCCCGCAGCCCGGTCTCTTCGTTCTTGTCCAGCGCGAAGGCAAGCGGGTGAACCTTGTGGCACGCCGGACATTCGGTGCTCCATTCCTGCTGGGTGCCTTGTCGAAAACTCGTGTCCTCGACGTTCCCGGTTTCGAGGTCCATAATCGGCGCTTGCGAGGTGTTGTAAATCTTCGAGCGCCCGACCTCCTCGAAACGCGAGACGCGGGCGACGGCGTGGCCGTAAACCTCCTGCCACTTCGGAAGCCAAATCTCGTCGTTGATCTTGTAGCGGATGGACTGCGACTGCTGCGACGAAAGGTTGGCCGGGTTGAGCAGAAAAAAGAAGCCGCCGAAGTAGATTTCGGTCGTCGTCCGGTGCGGTCCGACTCGCGGAAGCATCGCGGCCACTGGCTTGCAGCTCTCGAAGATCGGGTTGAGCCGCGACTTCGCGTGCCGGTCAATCATCTCGTCGGTCTGCATCGTCCACGAGATCGGCCCGGCGTCGTTGCAAATCAGCCACGGCACCCAGATGTCAGCGACGAGTGTCCCGCCGATTTGCACGGCCTTGCGGAAGTGAACGCGGCGGACCAGCGGGTTTTGCAACGCATCGAAGATCGGAATCAGCCACGGCGAGATGCGGACGTTAAATGGTCCGGGCGTCGCGTAGCTTTCTGGCAGGACAATGTGCTTCCGCGCCCACTCGTAAATCGGCGAGCGGTCAGGCTGCGGAAGTCGCAGTTTGGTGAGCAGAGCGTCGGAGGCGGTCACAAATCAGATGCCGGCTCGTAAATCGCGAACTCGCACATCCACCCGTCCGTTCCCCCTCCGATTACGCGGCAATCCCAGATTCCAACCAAACTGCCTCCGCGAGAAACGCAAACGCCTTTTGAGTCTCGCCGGCTCAGATGATAAAACTCCACGAGTTGCAGCGCTGAATTGTCGCGCTCCATTGTCGCGATTAATTCACCGCCTCTGTCGGCGATTGCATTGTAGTGCACGATGTCCCCAACCTTTCGTTTCGTCTGTTTTTTCGTTGTTGTTTTCATGGTGTTAAATTTCTTCAGCGATAAGTGCGTCGGAGGCGGTCAAAGTTATTGGATGACGTGCTCAGGACGCATATCAGCCTTGTTGGACAGGCGATCCAAAGGGTCTTCTGCATTTAGTAGCGCCCGCTCGTTTAGCGTCACCCAAACCCATCCTTTCCAGCTGCCGTTCACCTTTCGCCTTCTTTCGCTCGGTTTGATCGACATTATTCCGCCGTATGCACGGCAGTCGATGTCTTTCCCTCGCGGGAACCACGTTGCATCTCCATCCTCAAACATACGTGCGTTATCTCGAATGAAGGCACGCAGGTTCTTGAAGCGGTAGTGAATGCCCTCGGGACTCCTTATCGAAAACACGGCTGCGGATACATGATTTTCGCCCGCAGCCTTTGAGAACATTTCCGGGTGCATCGACATTCCCAGCCCCGCATATAGTTTTTGAGTGCGGCGGGCCGCATCCTTGACTTTTTGGGACGCCTTTACCGCTGCCATTCGCGCTTCTTCCGTCGCGGGCATAAGCCTTACTTTTCGGAGATTGTCCGAAAAGAACGACTTAGCTTCATCTGAGTCTGCACGAAAGGACTTCGTTTGCGCCTCCTTTTGTTCATAATACCATTTTCGATATTCAGGGTTTCGCACACCATTGATTTCAGACCTTGGCTTTCCCGGTATCTCTACGCGATTCGCCCATCGCGCAGTAATCGCTGCTCTGGTTATTCCGAGCGGTGTCGGTTTGCGCGTGCCGGAGGCCCACTTGGCTTTCAGCGCTTCGGATATTTTTTTTCGTATTTCGGTATTCATGGCGTGTCGGAGGCGGTCACGCGATCAGGTGAAGCGCCCACGTCGAAAACGCTTCGCTCTGACTCATGCCGCGAGCTTTGCACCAATCACGAAACCGCGCCGCGACTTGCGGACGGAGGCGCACCGTCACGGCGACGGCACGTTGATCGGGCGCGAGCGGCTTGCGGCCTGCGCCGGGGCGCTTGCCGCCGGCGGTCATGCGGCCGCCGCGTAATGTGCGGCGAGGTCTTTTCCGGTCGTCGTGAAAACGGCCTTGTTCAGTTTGTGCCAGCCTAGCTCAGTGGTAAGGTCGAATCCGAAAGCCCTGTTCAGTTCTTCCTGCACGCGCTTGGCTTTCGCGATGTGGGCTTGGCGGCGGTCTTCGTTGCACGCAGCCTTAATCGCTTCCGAGGCTTGTTTCTTGGCGACCGCAGCAAGGTCGATCATCTGGAAGCCGCTGCCAGAGCAGCCATAGCATCGGGTGCCGTCCATCATGTTGAAGGAGTAGTTACCGCTTCCGCCGCATCGGGTGCATATCTGTTTGGTTTTCATGTTTCAGAGCATTTACACCCTTTGATTGATTGCAAGCACTATTTCAAACAATCGCTTCACTCCCGCGACCGGTCCAGCGCCTCAGCCTCGAACGTCGCGATATTCGCGTTCACGACCTCGCGGATCTCCGACAAGATCGCGCCGCCTTCCACGTTCAGCTCTGCCGCGTTCATCCCGACGCCGCGCGGTCCGAGTTCAATCGTGAGCTTGAGCCGGAGGAGCAAGTCCAGCTTTTGCCCGAGCGTGACCAGCATCGCCTCGACCACTTCGCGGTCAATCACGTCGCCGGCCTCGCGCTCGTTCTTAGACCGGGCGAGGCGGATTTGCTCGCGCATCAGTTCGGCTTTGAGGTCGGCGAGGTTCTTGGTCGCCGTGTCCCTGCCGATCAAGTGCTCGGCGCAGAACGCTTGCCACGCCGTCAGGTTCTCGCGCTTGCCGTCCTCGTGCTTTTTCGGCGCGTCTGGGAAGCGGTTGCGGACGTCGTAAATTCCCTGCCGCGACATCCCGAGTTCCTTCGCCAGTGCGCTCAGGTCTTTCACCCAGCCGCCGGTCTGCTCGGCTTGAAACTCGTTCAGCGCCTTGCGCTCCGAGGTCGTCAGCGTCTTGCCGGCCTTGAGCTTGACCGCGATGTTTTGGACGTTGCGGCGGGCGAGGATTTCGGACGGGCTTTGCTCAGGCTCGGTCATGTCGTCGGCTTATCGAGCACGGCCTTTTTGCCGGTGAGGTTTTCCCAGCGTTGCACGATCACGTCGCAGTAGGCTGGGCTGATCTCCATGCCGTAGCACTTGCGGCCTAGTTGTTCGGCGGCGATGAGAGTGGTGCCGGAGCCGAGGAATGGGTCGAAGATATGCCCGTTGACCGGCTCAATGTACTTTATGGCAAACGCGATAACATTGACTGGTTTCTGTGTAGGATGAACTGAACCTTGTAATGCCGCTCGATTTACCGTCACGCATCGCAGAGGTTTTTCCGTATTAGTCCAAGCCAGTTCTCCATCCGACATTGAAAGCCCGTCCTGACCTTTACTCCAGTAAATCCACCCGCGACTCGCAGGAAGTAAATCCGCAAAATAGTTTCCGCCGAAAATCACGGTAGGGCATGAGATTGAGACGAGCGACCGAAAAAGCTCCGCCGATGGCCTCTCGGCATCCCAGCCCATAAAAGTGTGAGCCTTGCGGTTGTGCTTCGGGTTCTTACTTATGCTTTCCTTTTGGCCGTCGATTCCAATGCCATAGGGCGGGTCTC